ACCACATCAATTGGCACAAGAAAACGCACAGCCTCAAGCACATTAACCAGTGCATTTGCTCTTACCAGTACCGGATCATTTAAATTCACGGTACCTGCAAATAGACGATTTACCATTGAAAAAGAAACAAGGTCAGGCATAATCTTGCCAGAATCGCGTATATTTGCCCTAGATTCTGAATCACGAATAAATACCGTAGTACCAGAATCTCGTGAAGAAGAAATAGATCAAGAAACAAGAGTATTGGATAATAATTTTTAAGGAAAACCATTATGGCAACTACAACAGGATTTTACAAAGACAATGAAGGTACATTGATAGACAAAGATACAGAAGCAACACTGGATTATTTGATTTCTTGGAGCCAATGGTTACCTTCAGGAGATACAATCTCAACAAGTTCGTGGTCAATTGAAAGCATTTCAGGTGACAGCGATCCACTAGCATCAACAGATACAGGCTCAACTGATACCACAACATCAGTCACTCTTTCAGGCGGCACTTCAGGCAATTTATACAAAGTTTACAATACTATCACAACCTTAGGTGGGTTGACAGATAGAAGATATTTTCGTGTTAAAATATTAGCACGTTCAATGTAAGGAAAATATTATGGACGAAGCACCCAAGAAAAAGAAGGGGAGAGTCAGAGTTGCTGATATCGATCGTGAAACGATTTGGAAATTAGCAAGGATTGGCTGTACACTGCGAGAAATGTCATTTATGACTGGACTTGCAGAGGATACCATTAAGAAAAATTTTGCTCTTGAATTAGAGCATGGTCAAGGAGCTGGTAAAAGAGCCTTGAGAAAGAAACAATTTGAAAAAGCAATGGAAGGCTCAGACCGCATGTTGGTTTGGTTAGGCAAACAATATCTAGGGCAAAAAGATGTTGTTGCAGATACTGATGATGATATGCCATTGAAATGGAGTGATGACTAATGGCAAGTTGGAACTTTGAAATATTGTTGGAAAACAAATGATTTATAAAGGAGATGCCAGTGCCGTTGACTGGACCACAACAAGAAGTTGCAGATGACAAAAGTCGTTTCAAGGTCCTGATCACAGGCCGCCGACGATTTGGCAAGACTCACCTGTGCATGAGAGAGCTGTGCAAACATGCAGCAAAACATCCTGGCAGTATAAACTGGTTGGTTGCTCCAAGTTATAGAATGGCGAAACAATTGACATGGTTGCCATTGCTAGACAAATTGAGTAAATTACGTTGGATCAAAAAGAAAAATGAAGCTGAATTAACAATCTATTTGAAGAATGGATCTGTGATTGGTTTGCGTGGAGCAGATAATTTTGATAGTTTACGTGGTGTTGGTTTAGATTTTTTAATCATGGATGAGTTTCAAGATATTCCAAAAGAAGCATTCACTGAAGTGTTGAGACCTACATTATCAGACAAAAAAGGCAGAGCTTTGTTTACAGGTACTCCAAAAGGTTATGGATCATGGAGTCACCAATTGTTTACAACAGCACTTCAACAAGATGATTGGAATGCATGGCAGTTCACCACAATTGAGGGCGGCAATGTTGATCCTGAAGAAATTGAAGCAGCACGCCGTGATTTAGATGAACGCACATTCCAAGCTGAATATGAAGCAAGTTTCCATCAGTATGGTGGCGTGGTAGCTTATAATTTTGATTACAAAGAAACAATCAAACCACTGAACAATCCAAACACAGATATTATACATGTAGGAATGGACTTTAACCTTTCTCCTGGTACCGCAGCTATATTTGATATCAGAGGTGACATCATGCATTTCCATGATGAAATATATATGTTGAACTCTAACACAGATATGATGGCAGCAGAATTGAAAGAAAGATATCCAAATAGTCAAATTATAATCTATCCTGATCCTGCGGGCCGTTCAAGAAAATCGGCATCTGCTGGTCGAAGCGACATTAGTATCCTGCAAAATGCAGGTTTTCAAGTAAAAGCGAGACCACGCCATACGCCAGTAAAAGATAGAGTGAATAGTCTAAATGCAAGACTAAAAAATGCAAAAGGTGAAAGAAAATTATTCATCTCTCCACGTTGTAAAAAAATTATTGATAGTATAGGAAGATTGAGCTACATTGAAGGCACAAATCAAATAGACAAAGTTTCAGGCTTGGATCATATGTTTGATGCTGCCTCTTATGGATGCGATTTCTTATTCCCAATTAGAACAGCACATGATACCATGGATGAGCCACAGCGTTGGACATTCGGAACAAGGACCAAAGGGTGGTAAAAAATGAAGAAATCAGAATTAATTGAAGCACATCCAGAATGGAAAGAACGCATCAAGGATTGGCAATTCCTTATGGATAGCTTTGAAGGCGGACATGCTTATTTTGAAGGTGAATACCTCACAAGTTATATCTACGAAAGTAGAGAAGAATATGAAGAAAGATTAAACAATACTGCATTAGACAATCATGTTCGTGCAGTGGTTAGTATCTACAACAGCTTTTTGTTTAGACAAGAACCAAAAAGAGATTTTGGTAGTATAGCAAATGACCCTGGATTAGTGCCTTTCTTAGAAGATGCTGACATGGATGGTAGAAGTTTTGATGTGGTAATGAGAGATGTTTCAACTTATGCAACCATCTATGGTATGTGCTGGGTTGTATTAGATAAACCTGCAACGGTTGTGCAAACAAGAGCAGAAGAATTGCAACAAGGTATTAGACCTTATGTGAGTATTTTTACACCTGAAAATGTATTAGATTGGCAATATCGCAGAGCAAGCAATGGTGCATATTATCTTACATATCTTAAAATATTTGAAGGCAATGATGCTGGTAGAGATGTGTTTAGAATTTACACACCTGAAACAATCACCGTTATGAGCATTGGCAATGGTGATGAAGATGCAATGATTGATACTATTGTACCTAATGAATTAGGCATGGTACCAGCAGTATGTGTTTATAGTCAACGTAGCCAACAAAGAGGTGTAGGTATCAGTGATGTTACTGATGTTGCTCGTATGCAAAAATCAATTTACAATGAATTATCAGAACTTGAACAGCTAGAAAGAATTAGCAATCATCCAAGTCTTGTAAAAACACCAGGCGTGAGGGCTCATGCCGGTGCTGGTGCTTTGATTGATATACCAGAGGATACTCCAGAAGGATTGCGTCCTTATCTGTTACAACCATCAGGTGCCAGCATTGATAGTCTTCTAAATTCAATCAATCAAAAAATTGAATCAATTGACCGTATGAGTCACATGGGTGGAATTAGAAGTATTGAATCACGTAGATTGTCAGGAGTAGCATTGGCAACAGAATTCCAATTGTTGAATGCACGTCTTGCTGAAAAAGCAGACAATTTAGAACATGCTGAAGAACAGATTTGGCGTATCTATAGCATGTGGCAAGGTGCAGTTTGGAATGGCAAAATTGATTATCCTGATAGCTTCAATATACAAGACAAATACAATGATATGAACATGTTGAAACTTGCAAAAGATGCAGGCGTAAAAGATCCTATATTGAATAGAGAAATTGAAGATAAGATGTTGCGTATTATTGTTGATGAAGATAGATATCTAGAATTACAATCTGTTCCACAAAAAGATGCTGTTATTCATACGCCTGTAACCAATGCACCTGATCTAGTTACACATATCAGAGAAATGGTACAGGTAGGTTATACAGATGATGAAATTCTAGCATTGCATCCAGAGTTATCAGAGGTGTTTGTTACAACAGGTGAGTTTCAACCAATTACAGGCGCAATAGAATGATCATAGAAATTCCAGAATATGATGAAATGGAACGTGAATTCTTATTCGTTATGGAAGACTCGGAAATCCATCAAAAGATTATAGATCAATTTAAAATTTATATTGTTGAAAATGAGAAATGGATGAAAAAGGCAAACTTTGAGGCAAGTATAAGGGCAAGAAATGCATTATTAGAATTGCATAAACTCAGTAGAAAACGCAGGGCTGAGATCACTGAAGAAAGACAGGATTTGGGTTTGATATGAAACAATTTGAAGATTTAGATAAACGTCTTGCATTGCTAGAACAAAAATTAGATTTGGTTTTAGATAATCATCTATCGCATATGGAAAAAGATATGCGTATGATCAAAAGCATATTGGGTGCTACAGCATTGGCAGTATTTGTTCAATTTTTAGCCTTGTTATCAGGAATGTTGTAATGCCAGTAATAAAAAGACGTGGAGGCTATAGTTGGGGGCAAAAAGGCACTATAGTTAGAACAAGAAAAAAAGCAGAATCAATAGGAAGGGCAATCGAAATGGCCAAAATGAAAAAGAAGAAAACCAAACGTAGAGGCGGAAAATAAACACAATTTTTATTATCTGCATAAATACTTTTGCGAATAACTCGTAAGAGGATTTCGGTGACTTCGACCATTAACAGGAGGTATAAATGAGCGAACATGAAACAGATATTGGGGCCACTGGTGAGCCCAATGAAGAATTCACTTCAGAAACAACCCAGGCCGAGACGACGGATAAGACGTTTACCCAAGATGACGTCGACAAGATTGTACGTGATAGATTAGATCGTGAACGCAAGCGATTTGAGAAAAAATACGGTGATGTAGATATTGATCGTTATCGACAATTGACACAACGAGAAGAAGATGAACGCATTGAGCAGCAAAAGCAGCGAGGTGAGTTTGAAAAAATTCTTCAAGAAACGGTGGCAAAGAAAGATCAACAATATCAAGAATTACAGCGCCAACTCACAGAGATCAAAGTTGACGGTAGCCTACTGAATGCAGCAAGTAGCAATAGAGCTATCAATGCACAACAGGTTTCAGCATTGTTGCGTAATCAAGTGAGACTAGGTGAAACTGGTGAAGCTGAAGTTACAGATAGCAATGGAAATGTCAGATACACTGATGATGGCATGCCAATGACGGTGAATCAACTTGTGGATAGTTTTCTAAAAGAAAATCCACATTTTGTAGCAGCTGGTCCAAGCGGATCAGGAACGTCAAGTGCCACTGAAAGTGCTAGTCGAAAAGGTATGGGTAACATCGATCCGAGTCAATTGAACATGAATAATCCTGAGGATCGCAAGATCTATAAGGATTATATGAAAACAAGAGGCATAAGGATTTAAAGGAGATTAACCAATGGCCAATACAACTTCAACAACACTAGCAGCTCTGTTTAGTGATATTCAACAAACAGCATTGTTCACAATGCAAGAAGCGGCGTTTATGCGCCCATTGATCCGTAACTTTAACCTTGTAGGTCAACCAGGCAAGCAAGCAAAAGTCGGTATCTACCCAGCAGTATCAAGCGGCTGGACAACTGGTGAGAACACAGACATCTCAACAGCAACAACTATCACAGCGGTAGAAAAAACATTTGCAGCAGACGAAGTAGCAATCATGGCAACTTTGACTGATACTGCACGTGATTCAGCAGATGATGATGTAGCAGCAAGCATCGGTCGTGTACTAGGTGAGTCA